GGTCGTCTCGAGGTTGGTGGCCACCTTGATCTCGGGCTGTTGGCTGGCCTCCACCTGCTCGCGGAACTTTTGGACGTAGGCCGTGGCGGCACCCTTGCCACGCTCGGCCGCCGAGGTTTCGCCCTCGCCCAGGCCCACGGCGTTGAGGCCAGCCTGAAAGGAGTTGGCCCCGGCCTCGAGGAACTCCTGCTGGTTCTGGGCCATCGCGGCCGAGGCTTGATTGGCAAGATCCGCACCGACTTGGGCGAGATCGTCCGACACCCACGCCCCAACCTCTTCTAGCAGCTTGCCGATGGCCAGCATGATGCCATTGCCGATTGTCTCAAAGAGATTGAACACCGTCCGCAACGATTCCGTCACGGCCGTGAAGGCGTTCGCCACGAATTGAAAGACTTCGCTGGCTCCGGTAATCGCCGTGGTAAACCCGCTGAAGTTGCCCACGAACTGGTCGAACACGCCCGCAAAGATCTCGGCCCCTTGCAAGAGCACGTCCGTGATCGCGTTGGCGATCCCCGTGCCGCCTTCGCCCTGCGCCCCGCTCCACTCCTCCACGAATCGCAGGAACTGGTTCGTCACGTCCGTGACCGCCGGGGCCAGGTTGCCAATCACCTGCCCGATGATGCCGTTGATTGTGGCACTCACGAGGTCGAAGGCGTCGTTCATGTCGGCCACGTTGTTGATCTGCGTTTCGCTGACGATGATGCCCAGCCGCTCGGCACGCTCCCGCAGCTCGTCGATGCTGGCAGCACCTTCGCGGAACAGCGGAGCCAGGGCCGCCCCCTGCTTGCCGAACACCTGCACCGCCACCGCCGCCCGCTCGGCCACCGTTGGCAACTGGGCAATGGCATCCCCGATCGCGGAGAACTGCTGCTCTGGGGCCAGCATCCGCAACTCGGCCACGCTCAGGTTGATGCCACGGAGCGCCTTGTCCATCGCATCGCCAGGCGTCGCCTTGCCGATGTTCACGGCCAACTTCTGAACCGCCACGCCGAAGGCTTCCGTGTCCACGCCCGCCATCTTCGCAGCGAGGGCATAGCCTTGAAGCGATTCCACGCCGATGCCCGTGCGGGCCGAGAGGTCATTAAGCGAGTCGAGCGAAGAACTGACATTACCCGCCATCGTCAGCACGTTCTGGGCTGCGCTCGTAAACGCACTGCCGAGAGCCTGGAACGTGTCCACGAGCACGCGCCCGATCTCGATCGTGCTCAGGGTGCTCACGCCCTTGTTGAGCTTATCGAGCTGCTGGGTGGTCTTGTCGGCCTCGCCAGTGAACCGTTGCAGGCTCTTCTGGTTCTGCTCGACGATCTTCTGAAGCAGTTGCAGTGCCTTGTCGGCGTCGGAAAGCCCCTTGGTCATGCCAGAGGCGTTCGCCGTCATCTGCATGCCAACGCCGATTACTGTCGCCATTGCTCACCCGCTGTTGAAAATCTGCTGCAACTGCTTGATCTGATCCACCATCTGCTGCTGATGCTGCGGTGGTTTTTCGATTGGCACGAAGTCTTCCGCACGCGGTGCCTTGCCCTTGGCGGAATACGGGGCGAGCACCGCGCTCGCCAGCAATCCCGTCTCCCGCCACGAATCCGGCAACGCCTCGAAATACCTCGTGTAAGCCAACCACTCGGCGAACTCGACGGCCGACATGCGCCGCTCGAGCTCGCCCACCGTCATCTTCAAATGACCCGCCAAACGAAACAGAAACCTGCGCGTCGGGCGGATGCTTAGTTTTTTGCCAGTTCCTCCACGTCCTTGTCCGTGATCGCGTTGTGGGCGGCGGCCTTGTCGAACAACCGGCTCACCACCTTCGCGCTCTTCGCCGCCAACTTCTCCACCTGCTCATCGTTGAACAGCCGCTGGCCCGCCTGGTCGCACAGGCAGCGGGCCAAGAACTTGGCGCGAAAGTTGTCCACGCCGACTTCCTTCTTCCCTACCCATTCCTTCTGGTAGGCGTCGAGCTCGCCCACGGTCATCACGCGGATATAGACCTCACCGCCCCACTCCTTCACGTTGACCTTGAGAAGGCCCAGGTCGTCCGCTGCCAGGATCTGTTCTGCCGTCAGTGTCATGCGTGTGTCCTCATTCGGGCGTGATTTTGAACGTCACCGCGTACCGTGCGATGTCGTTGACTTTGCCCGAGAGTTGCACCCGCTCGCAGATCGCCTTGGTCGAGAAGGCTAACCCGCCACCAGCGATGGAGAGCGTGGCCTTCTTGCCGTAGTCGTGAGGTGAGAGCTTGTCGTCGCTCAGGCACGAAATATCTATAGTGCCTGCGTCAAACGTCCACGTGCTGGCCCGCGCGAGCGGCAGGCCGCTGCCGCCCGCGTTGACCTTGATTTCGGCGACCTCGCCGAACGGCTGGCCGTTCCACGAAGCCGTGACGCCCGCGCACTCGTTAGCCATGACGGGCCTCCGTCAGGCTTAGGGACGGCCGACCTTGAACGTGGCCTGGCCCCGCACGGCGTCGTTTGTGGCAAACGTCAGCGTCGAAGACACGACCGTGGCTGCTGTCGAAACGATGGCGGTTCCGGCTACCGTCAGCGTCAGCGTGCCAGTGATGGCGTCGGGGACGATGTTGATGCCGAGATAGTCCACCACGACCTCGCGGCCCGTTTCGGTCGAAGAGCCCTTGAGGGGTCGCTGGATCGACTTGATGCTGTTGCCGGTGGTCAGGCCGAGATGCGACACGTCAATGGTGTCGTCGGCGGCCGGGTCCGTGTTGCTCACGACGATGTTCGTGACGGTGAAGGCGGTGCCACCGAACGAGAAAACGGTCCCGGTTCCATCATGCGGCGTTGCGGCCATCTGCTAGGTCTCCTGCCAGAGGACGTTGAAGGTCTGAGTTACTTGGTACACCGGCGGAAGGTCGCCGCCTGCCAGCTGCACGAAGTCGTCGGATTCCTGCTCCAGCGACACATGCTTCACTTCCGTATTGTTCAAAGTCCCCCCGTAGCCATCCAGAACCAGACGCACGCGGTCGGCGAGTTCCCGCACGTCCTCGTAGGTGGTGGCGAAAGACTGCATTTCCACGCTCACGTTCGGCACGCCCATCGGCCCGGCCAGCGTGTGCTCCCGGCTGATGCCCGAGCGCCGCCAGATAACAAACGGCAGGGCCGCCGTCTTCGGGGCCAGGAGCGGGAAGACGCGGCTGCCCACGATGGACGACGTGACGGTGTTCGTCACGAGCACGCTGCGGAGAACGGCTTCGGGGGATTTCATGTGATGAGCCCTCTTGCTACGCGGCCCTTGACCTCGTTCAGTGCCTTCTCAAGCCTTGTGGCCAGTTCCTGCTGGAGCAGGCTTCGCATCGCTGGCTGGGCCTGGTTGAAGGCTGTCTTCACCGGCGGCACGCCTGTGCGTCCACCGACCGGCATCTTGCCGAGCTTCACGACCTCGCCATCGGCGGCCCGCTTGAAGAACGCCTTTGGATACTTGGGGTTCGTCTGCACCTTCAGCCTGGAGCGATAGCGGGCGGCGTAGCGGTCGCCTGCCGCTCCGAAGAGGTTCTTCGGTGGCTTGCCAAGTTTTCGCGGGCGGGCGATTGTGAACTGCCCGCGCTGCTTGAAGCTCGACGCCACCGGCCCCTTCGTCTTTCGCTCTTTGGTGCCGAACTCCAGAAAGCCCTGGTGGTATCCCTTACTGCCACCGCCAATCTCGTAGCCGACGAGGCCCACGGCGTTGCCGTTTTTGGCGTACACCTTAATCTTGGTCTTGATGCTTTTCCGCAGGTTGCCGGTCGGCCCCTTCGGCGTGTTCTTACGCAGGGCGGCCTGCCCTGGTGCCATAGCCTTGCGAAGAGCGGCCCCGAGGTGCTTGGCGGCGATGTTCTTCGGGAGCGTCTTGAACTGCTCGCGGAGTTCCGTCAGTTCGGGAAACTCCATGCCGAGCTCAAGGGCACCGCTGGCCTGTGCCATTTACTGCTGCTCCTGGCAAATGGCCTCGTGCTCGCTACGGTTGCCGTGCTCAAGCAGGCTGACGATCTCCAGCGTGCGAGAGCGCCACGAAAACCGCATCTGTTGCGTGAGGCCCGGCAGATAACGCAGCCGCAGTCGATGCGTGATGCTTGTTTCCTGCTGCCCGGCCGCCAGAGCTTCGCGGGCGCTCACGCCTTCCACGCTGGCCCAGACGGCCGAGGAATTGCTCCACGCCAGCACCGTCTCGCCGAGGGCATTGGTGCTGCCGCTGGCGATCTGGACGGTTACACGCTCGCGTAACTTGCCGGGGTCGATCATCGGTAGGAGCCCCATCGCTGCGAGTCGAGAAGCGACTTCACGCCGAACGGGATTTCGTCGCCGCTCATGGAGTCGGCCGCCATGCGGCGCTCGAACCACATGCCCACGA